TGTTAATATTTTTCAACTTGTTATCATGTCAAAGGCAAGAATCAGAAAAAATAAAAATTATTTTGATGAATCAGGTTTTTTTGCACTTAAACAGGTAGGAAAATTCAGGAGTAACATTTTATCCCCGGAAGAATTTTCAAATGTTATAGAAAAGTTGCTTTTTGACCTTTTTAACGAAGAAAAAACCAGAGTTGTCATTGAAATAAATTTCAAGGGACATTTGATATTCGAAAGATTATCCAAGCATTTAAGATTTTATCCTGAAATTTTCATGCATACCACACATTCGCAAGCATCATTCATTGCAAAACCTGGTATTAAGATCAAGAAAGATAACAGAGAAATTTTAATACGTGAACTTAGAAGGTTACTAACAAACATGAAAGTGATTGTACAAGATAAGCAAACATTTGAAGAACTTGGGTCTTTTGGTTTAAACAAGGCAGGAAAATACGAAGCGCAAACTGGAAATGATGATGTTGCAATGACATGTGTACTGCTCGTTGAATATTTTAACAACCAAGCATTTTACGAAGACATAGAAGAAATAATCGATCTTCAATACCCTGAGTTACTGAATATCATGAATAAAAAATTGGATGATTTACCAGAAGAAGTAATCAATGGTAAAGATTTTGTGTACTGGACAAAACAACTAAATGCAGGATTCAATTAAATTTATTTTAAAAAAATGGTAATTTTAAATAGATATATAAAAAAATTAAAAAAAATAATAGAGAATGGCTAAAGTAACTTTAGATCTCAATCAGTTTAAAGCATCAGGTGTTTATACTGTTGAATTCGATGCAACGGAATCTGTAGTTTTGAATACACAAACTATCCGTTTAGTTGTTGGATTCTCAAAGAGAGGACCAATAAATGCACCTGTATTCCTACGTGATATTAAATCAGCTAGAAAAATATTCGGTATTGTGGACACAAGTCTTGAGAAAAATGGATCATTTTTCCATAGATCAATTGAAACTGCTCTACAAACTGGACCTATATATGCACTAAATCTTAGAGCTCTTGATAATACACCGGATGGTGATAAAGTAGAATTTCAATCTTTTTCATTGGATAGCGCGGAACAAAATCCGTCAGAAGCAGAAGACCTTTTGGTTTCCTTTTACAATACTGAAAAGTTCTGGAGACCGGATACTGATTACTTCAATGCTGTTGTAAATAATAACTACGCAACCAAAGGTAAATTAATGAGTTTTGTTAATCTTAATTCTTCACCAATGTCGATATTTGTTCAAAAATCAAACATCAAAGGATTTGATATAACAGCACGTGAATATTTTGGAGAAGGAAATGTTCCTGATTTCATTAGATCATTTGATTTCATATCGGATTATTTCTTGGAAGTAATCATGTTACAAGGTGATTGGACAGATTACGGAAGTCTTTCATTGGACCCAGTTTACCAGCAATGGTTTGATAGCAACGGTCTCATAAAAGGACAACTTGAAAATTTCCTTTCAGCAGAAGAAACTACAACAATTGGATCTTTTGTTGGAACAATCATTCCTGATTTTATAGATGGAAACGGTGTTAATCAATACCTTGAAACAATTATCAACAATGCATTCGGCGCAACCGGAATTTACATGAACATTGATAGAAATATTCTTGAAGATGATTATGACACTGCAACTTCAAAAGTTGATTTAATTGGTCATAATTTAATTGATTCTACCAACAGTTCAATTGATTTCATTTCGTATGTAGCACCAATTAGTGAAAAAATTGAAGCTACCACAACGGCATTAAGTGATACATTGATTGAATTCAAGGATTCTCTTCAAGCAAGTATAACATCCACAGCATACGGAGATGATAGGAGTTATTTTAACAATGTTTTAAACATCAAGAAACCTGCTCCAAGTGATATAACATTTAGTGTAGAAGATTACGATAATCTAGCATTAACACTTACCAACATTTCGTTGTTAAAAACAGCAGGAACTGATACAGGAGTTGATGATTACGTGAAAGTTGAAACTGTTGTAAATACAGGAGCAACTCTTGCAATTTCGTACAGTCATCCAACCAAACCTGATACAGTTTATGATTTTACAGTTGATAGTACAGCTGGAAGTCCTTCAACTTTAACATTGGACTCAGCACCAACGCAAACTTATTCATCAGGTGATATGATTTATTCTTCTGATCTTGAAACTTATTACACCGTTACTGCAATTTCCGGAAGCGATGTTACAATAGAAGAAGATGGAACATCATTGGTAGGAAAAGAAATTTTACTTTTGGATAGTTCAAGTTCAGTAGATCAGGAAGTAAAAATATCAGCGGATGAACTTAATTACATTTTAAGTCCTTCTGTTATTGCAGATGATGTATCAAGTGCTACTGATAATTTTACCTATGTTTATCCGGGTAATGCATTAGCAACAAGTATCAAAAATAATATCATCATTGATGGTGATAGAATTTACAAGGATGCAACAGGTGAAGATATCTGGTGGATTTCAATCAGCGAAGTAGAAATGGCGTATGGTCTTATTGGTTACGAAATACGACAATACATGGATTCAAATATTGCAACGCAAGCGAATACAACAAATTTCATAGCGTTAGGTTCTTATTACCTTTCAAGTGGAACTATTCCAGTTGGTCCATCATCAGTATATTACTCATCATATGGTAATATAGAGAAAAATGTTGCTCTCATTACAAATACATTAGCGGGAAGTCATCTTGAATTTAAGATAGGTGCAGCAGGTGCAGCAGATGCAACGGATATCGAAGTTGGAAATTACCTTGTTACCGAAGATTTACCTAACAATGTAAGTCACTTAACAAAAGTAATAGATAAGATAAAAACTATCAACCAGTTAACTGGAAACATAGAATACACAATAAAAACAAATGAAAGAGTAAAAATAACTGAAGTTGGATCACCGATTGTACAATACGTTACAAGGTATCTTCCAATCCAGGATTTTGTACAACATTTACAACCTTCATCATTAACAGGTTTCACGTTGAATAGATACCATCTTCCAAATGGTACAGTTACGCAACAGGAGAAAATTTACAATGTTATAGATGAAACAGGATTGAAAAGTGTGCTTTCGGATAAAGATCAAATACAATTCAGGTACATTGTTGATACTTTTGAGGGTGCAATTGCTCCGAACATGGGACCAAAAACTGTTTTGACAGGTCTTGCTAAATCTCGTGCTCAATGTCTTGCATTCATTAATGCACCATCTGTGAAACAACTTTCAAATTCAACTGATCCAAGATTTACTGATGTTCCTGATCCAGCTAATGGAATTCCAAAACCAATATTCCAATCAAGTTACATACCAGTAGGTGGTAACCTTTCATTGGGACCTTCATTCAGGTTAACTCTTCCAACAGAAGAACAAGGATCAAAATACATGGGTATTTTCTCTCCTAACTTGTTGATCAGAGAAAATAATAAAAATCTAAGTATTCCACCTGCAGCATGTGCTTCAAATAACTTTATTGAAAAGTTTGTTAATGGTCAACCTTACTCAATTGTGGCTGGTCCACGTAGGGGTATAATTTCAACACCTAATTTGATAGGAACTGAATATGAATACGACAAGGATGATAGAAATGAACTTGAACCTTTCGGTTGGAATCCAATCATTGTAACCAAGAATACTGGTCCTATGATTTACTCGAACGCTACAGCATTCCAAAAAACACGTTCAGCGTTAAATAACCTGCATGTTAGAGATCTTTTAATAACAATAGAAGAAAACATTGAAGAAATTCTTTCATTCTATGTTTGGGAATTTAACGATGCAAGAACTCGATTGGAAATAAAAACTCTTGTTGATCGTTACCTGAGTGTAGTTCAAAATGGTCAAGGAATTTACGATTTCTTAACAATCATGGATGAAACTAATAACACATCAGAAGTTATTGATCAAAATGTTGGAATCATTGATGTTGGTATTGAACCAGCTAGAGGATTACAAAAAATCATTAACAGAATTACTGTACTTAAAACAGGAACAATTTCTTCAGGTGGTTTCACAATAGCTTAAAAATATCAATTTAACTTCTGAAATATTTCAGAAGTTAAATTTAATAAATAAAAATAAAAAATAAATAATAAAATGGCTGGATATCCACATTACAGAAATAGCGTAGCAAGTATGAACAATTTTGAACCTGTTTATACAGCGCAATACGAAGTGTCAATAACACCACCTGCCGGGATAAGTGATTGGTCACTTACACTTGAAGGTATAACCAACGTAACTGGTGTAACAACCAATTATTTACCAGAAACGCAACAACAAAAATACAAAGGTGCAACAAGGACTCATGCTGGTGGTGCTGTACCGGATCAAGCAACTGAAATATCTCTTTCATTTGAACTTAATCTCAACGATTCAAATTCCATGTACACGTACAAAGCTCTTAGAGCTTGGACTGACTTGGTTTATGATCCATTAACCGGGAAGTTTGGATTGAAAAAAGATTACATAGGTGGCCCAATGATCATATCACAATTTAACAAAAACGGTGATATTTTTAGACAAATAACATACCCTGTTGTTTTTCCAACAACTGCTATTGAATTACCAACTGATTTTGACTATGAAGATGCAGGAGTTTGGAAAATTGATAATTTTACTCTTACAGCAGATTATTGGGATGAAACTTGGATATAAAATACCAACTTACGAATCTTTTTTGTACGAAAGTCGCGCAGCAAGAATTGGTAAAAGACTTGCCAAGATGGAACCTGAGTTACCTAAAATGACTGGAAATGAACTAAATGTTACATCACATGTTATCGGTGATCTGGTAGAAAATCCAGGACAAACAAAAGCAAACATTTCATTGATTGCTAACGCTTGGAAAAAACCAAGTACATTGATAAACATAGATAATATCATTCAACTTTTAACATTCCTTAAAATTTTCGTGATACGAAAAAAAGGACAAGAAGATCGATACAAGTTTCCGACTGGTTCGGAATTCCTAAAAATTTAAATAAAAAGCAGCTTAAGCTGCTTTTTTTATGTTCTCTCGTAAAACTTTTCCATAAAAGGATATATAAAACAAAAGATAAAAAAACAAAATTTAGATGAATGAAAACGACGCAAAAAAATTTGTAGAAGGTGAAGAAAACAAGAAACCAAAAGTTACTCAACTGGGGAAAATTCAACCGAAACATGAAAAAATGAAATCTGATGTCAAGGAAATGGCAGCAGAATTTGGTTACAAACCAGTTCCACTTGAAACATTACCAACACAAGGTTTATTTTATCCTGAGGGAACAAAAATTGTGATTAAATCTGCAACCAATGCGGAAATTAGACATTGGTCATCAATTGATGAAAGGGATGAATTAGCAATTGATGATATCATGAATGTTGTGATAAATGCATGTGTTAGAATCAACACACCAAATAGAGGATCTTCCCCGAAAGATCTCAAAGAAATTGATAGATTTTACCTAATGTTTGCGATCAGAGAATTAACTTTCCTGAGCGGACAAAATAAATTATACGCAGATATTCCAACTGCAAAGGATGGTAAAATTGAACTAACGAAGGAAATGATAAAGTACTTCAAAATTCCGGATGAAATAGAAGAATTTTACGATACAAACAAGAAATGCTTTACTTTCATTAATCCAAACGAATCAACGGAATTTTTTGATTTTTACATGCCACCGATCGGTGTTACATCATTTTTGAAAGATTACAAGATTAAAAAAGATCGAGCAAGGCAAGTTACCGATAATGACTTTTTGAAGTATTTCCCATTTGTCATAGAAGATTGGAGAGGATTGAATAATGATAAATATGAAAAAATTCAAATGGAATCTTATTCATGGTCACTTTGGAAAATTTCAATGTTATCGTATGCTGTTGGACTCATAAGTAATTACGTGAATCCTCAGATAGTAATAAAACAAGAAAGTGGCGTTGAGGACATGTACCCGCTTTCCTTTCGAGGTGGGATCAAAGCTATTTTCCTTATTCCAAATCCGCTGGGAAGATCTTGATAAAATTGAATACATTCTTCTTAAACACTTAAGTTTACAACCAAGTGAACTTGAGCGTTTACCGTTTTTCCGCGTGGAAGCTCTTCTTCAAAATTTCAAGGAAGATAATGACAAGGAAAATGCAAGGAAAAAAGAAGAAGAAAAACAACAGAAATCACAGATGGATGCTAACAAGACCAAGCAAAAACCCATGAAACAGCCGAAAATGCCCAAAATGAAAATGCCCAAAATGTAATTTGATGCTCGCAAAAGATATATAAAACAAAAATATCTTTTGGCTAACGAATCAATAAAATTTCTTAAATCTATTCTTGACGTGACCATCCGAATTGAAAAACGGATGGAACGTGAAGAAAAAAAGAAAGATCAGATAACATCAGGCATGGTTGGTGGTGTTGCTACAATCAAAACCAAAGAAACAGGAAATTTAGATAAATACGTTAATCTAATTGCTTCAGGTTTACAGAAGTTTGAAAAGTTGGACAAAACCACAACCAAAACATTTATATCTTTCATAGGAGATTTCTACAAGTCAATAGAAAAAACATCAATTGATAATTTTGCAAATTCGCAGTTATTGGACTTTAACAATTTAATAAATAATTTTAAATATCTAGAAGCAAACAGAGAAACGTTAACTGAAATATCCTCAAGCATTGTCATGTTCCTGCAAAATTTCAAACATGAGATTTCAGATTTGGATTTCAATGATGATCAAGTAAAACTTGACAATTTAACTGATTTAATTAAAAATATAAATTCATTATCATCGACATTTAAAATTAAACCAATTGATCAAGTAGAAATGACTAACTTGGTAAATTTGGTTGAACAACTGAACTCAGTTTCACTTATACTTAAAATTAAACCAATTGATCAAGTAGAAATGGACAACTTGGTAAATTTGGTTAAACAATTAAATTCTTTATCAACAAGTTTCAAAATTGAATCAATTGATCAAAAGGAAATTGAAAATTTAACTGAATTATACAAAAATATAAATTCTTTTTCAATCAATCTTCCATCGATTGATCAATCGAAGGTAGAAAATTTGACTGAGTTATTTAAACACATAAATTCATTATCTTCAACATTCAAAAAAATAGAAGAATTTGATGTTGAATCATCAAAGAATTTCATAAATTTCGTTGAAACTTTTTATAAAACATTAAGCAAAATTCCAGTTGATGAAACTGGCTCTGCATTTTACTTACGGGAACAAATACACAAAGTAATAGATACATTGGATTACGTTGAAACACGACAAGCCGATATTGAAAGAATCTCGGAAGGCTTTGTTGCAACGCTATCAAAATACAGAAGCGCTTTGCAAGAATTATCAATTGATCCTGATGATGTGGAAAGCATTGATGTCCAAATTCGAAGAATAGTAGGAACATTTGAATATCTCATAGAAAGACAGGAAGAAATTGATGCTGCATTGGATACAATGGGATTGATGTCAAAAGGAATTATATCACTAGCAAAAGGATTAGCAATTGCTGCTCCACTTCTACTTTTAACAATACCGCTTATTCCAATTATTGGTG